AACTAGTGTGCCGTCCACATATGAACCTTGCTATCGGTTCGTGAACGGTACCCGTACTTATATATGCGCCCGGGGTGGGCGCTAGATGTTTGTTAGCTAAAATAGACCTGGCGGCGATAATTCATCGCCAGATCATAAGGAAGAATAGAAAAATTTCCTCCATATTTCATCCTTATAGACTCAAAAAATTCAGTGAATTCTTCATAATCCTCTTTCCCATACAGCAAAATCTCTCTCATAGCAGTTTCTATATTCTGATCCAATTGCTCTTTAAGAGTAACACCACTTAATGCTTTAGGTTTTCTAAGAAACGAAACCATACCTATGATCGCATCTCCATCAAGCTGAGCATTAACCATTCCATCAGCTTCAGAAAAATTCCGAGACAAAAATGAAAAATCGCTCCATTGCATGAACATCTCCTTGATTTCTCCTTTAGTGGGCATGGTATAAGTCATCTTGAAGAATTCCTTTATTTTCTGAGCTATTGATATCATGTTAAATTCTCTACAATCGTTGCTTACGGAAGCCCCATTATCATCTCCGTAGAATATAGCTGCATAACACTCATCAATCACATCATGCTTATCTGGTGAGACAATACAGAAAAAGCATATACGGAAAAGACAGTAATTGACAAAAGAGTTAAACAAAGCAGTCCAGAAATGACCAGAGGACACCCCTTGACACCGTTCTACTATGTGCATACCGTAGACGAGATAAAACCCCACAATACTTGGAGCTAACCCATCTATCCATCTATGCGCCCGTTTACGATCCCGTTCAATCCATGGCAAGGACTTCATCCACATAGCGAAAGCAGGACAGAACAACGCCAACACAGAATAATCCCATCCCTTGTAATCTCCACCAATCAAATTTGGAAAACGTGATAGTCTAACCTTCAAATACTCCCAGTCTCGAGAATACGCATTAATACCAATCTTGGTGGAATTTCTGAACAGATTATGATGATTACCCATGTAATCCCCGAGTAACATTTTACACACAATAGCTAAAATCAAAGAAGAAACACAGAAAAAACGAGTTTTCTTTCCCTCACTCTTCTCAATGGTTGTTTGTTCATCTTTAATACCGGTCTCACTAAAACCATGAATAACATGTCCGTCATCCACACGTTGAATAAGTTTATTAACTTGAGTACGCAACCAGGGGTTTATCCATCGAGTCTTTTCTTTATGCTCTGAACATATCCAAGAAGGATTAGGACTATTATCCTGACCCCATAATTGTTCCCGTGTTTTCCCAAACAACCTGAGATCAGAAGTAGCTGATTTGTCGGTCGAAAAACTTGTTAGTCCTCGATGATCAAACAAGGTTTCATACAATGTTCGTATATGGAACGAATAACCTTGCGTAATTCCTCCAAACCCTTTAAATATAATGGGATTAGACAACAGACGAACGAGATAATCAGGTAAAGGTACTGACCCTGAATTTTCACTCAATCGTTTGAAAGCATTAACTTGCGCTTCCTTGCTAAGATTCGTTGGTCTAGTTGGTATCCCTGCTCGTTTAAATGATCCATTCCGATAATTACGAACAAAAACATCAACATCATCATATATAGGACTCCTAACAAAACTACTCTTTTGGGACGGGAAAATTGAGGCAGGAGTTATCATGGATGTCATTCTACACCCTTCAATTACAGGATAAAACGATGTTAATTTACACATATTTTCGCCTTCAATGCGCTCGTAACCATCAACCACACCATAATCATATTCAGTAGGCATAGACGAGTATGAATGTTGCAACCAAGGAAAATCTGCTTTACATATTGGAGTTATAATAGCAGCCCCGTGTTCTCTCCCAGATATGATACCAATTATATCTCTTTCATGGGAATGAACGTCGAGATTAGAAACAATAGCTGCACAGTCTCCTGGCTCAACGTCCGCATTCGAAAGATGGTAGAACATGGTTTGGGAAGTATCCATTCTCAGATCTTCAAAAGTGGCATCCGCTTGAAATAAGCAAGGAGTCTCATAAACACGTAATTCGTAAAACACTTTATAAGGTACTTGTTTTAAGTCAGTACCCCTAAAAACCATACATACTTTATCGGAGCGAAGCACATTATAAATAGTATCAGGTAAACGAGAGTAAATTGATTTTCGCATTGGAAAATGAGGTACGTTAAGATTAATTATTGCCAAATCCCTACGTTTATCAAGGATCAAATCGATCTCAGCACGCCCAATAACAAATGGTTCTCCGGTGTCGTGTAAATATAGCGATATGTGAGTCCAATCACCCACCAACCAGAAATAATGCTTTGGGAATATAAATGTTCTACCACCAACTGCTGTTACTCGTCCTCGTTGAACCCTAGTTGCCGAATGTATAATCATCTCATATTCTTGATCTCCTAATTGCATACATCGAGTCCGAAACTGTGACTCCTTCTGAGAAGTTATCCCAACACCCTCAATCCTTCGGCGTTTTAAGCAATCACGATAACGTTCTTTAAATATCTCGGCGTTATCACCATGAATTTGAATAGCAGCATCAAGATAGGCATGCATTTTATCTACAATCTCTTGGTCAGTGCGTAGATCCAAATCAACCAAATCTTCTGCGCACAAATCACCGATCCATCTAAAACCAGCCTTAAACAAATGACGAGTTGAAGGCTCTTGCTCGCGAATAGGATAGCAGTAGGCCAAACCCTCTTCCAAACCAACACCGGATCCGTATTGTTTATTTAATCTTTCCTGATCAACTGATAAAGCATGAGTTGTTGTTTGAGTTCGTTCGGGATAAGTAGACAATGAGTGACGACCATGAGATATCTTTTCTGGATCAACACTTAGTTGATGGGAAGCCATTTTCTTTTGATAAGAACTGGGAACACGGGGTTCACCTGAAATAACATAAGTTTGCTGTTTCTTCAAGTCACCTTTAATTAGATTATATCTTCCTTCCTCAACTTTTATGCCATATTTATCAGTCATGTATTTCTTCCTTTCGCGAGGAGGTTGCGACATAATATCTTTATACTTCTCTGATGATACTGGAATATCCTGAACCTGAGGCTCACTGGATCCACAAAGGGACCAAGCCACAAGCGATATTGCTGCCACAGTTACCCCAAACGCTGCAACATAATCCCAATGGTTAGTACACCACGTACAAAAGTCCTCAACTTT